CCAATTATGAAATATAAATACGTCGACGACGTCTACGTCTGAATTTATTTAAAATTCCAAACGCCTGACCCACATTAGGGTTAGATGATTTCCCACCAAATTGATCGGATGCCCATTGAGGACATCCGTAACAATAATCAGTAGCCTCTCTACGAGGAATACCTACTGATGAGGGATTATACTTAGACATATCGACCTTCGGCAATGAGTTAGTGAGTCCGGGCCGTCCGGCTGCATCACTAGATCTCATAGTAGGAACGTCGGGTTCGTAAACGATATTAGGTTTATTACGATTAGACCCATTTAACACAGGAGCATAAGTAAGAGACGATTCCGTCATATTGATTTCAGGAACACGTTTATTACTATATTTCTGTTGTAAATTGGCCATCAACTCAGGACTCTCTTTCTTAGGCGTATTGAACGCGTCAGGATAGAGAGCTTCAGAAGCTAAGTTGGGATTCATATTACCACGTAACGAGTTCTCAGCTCGACCACGAGTAATTTGGTTGCCGTAATAAACTAATGCAAAATATAAAGTTCCACGGAATGGATGATCAGATGATAGAAAGTTTTGATTCCAAAACTCGCTATCTGCTTGATCAAGTAGATGTTTATTGCCTTTAGCACGATAATAACTTTTATCGTGTTGCTGACAAGAGAGTCGAGACGGTTAACAGGCTCAGTTGCAAAAGTATCAACTGAAGACTGTAATTTTCCGTCAGACCAGAATAAACCACAATTGTTTGTGGTAAAGTCTGCCGTTTTAAATAAGATAACACGTTCAATTTATGAACGTTTTATCGCCGACCATCCACCCATGTAATAATAAATTTATAAAGTATATACATATATACACAAAGCATACAAATTATAAAGAACTTGGAATCTCCAAGCCTTTATTCTTATAACGCCAATATATCATTGACCTCGAACCGACATCTGGTAAATTATATTTCTTCAATATATAACCATACATCAATTCGAAGAGCCTAAATTGTTTAGGACACCAACAATAATTTTGCATATGAGAATTAAGAGCTTGAGGGAGATCTTCAAGCTTATTAAGTCGCAATTTGTAGATATGCTTAGTAAAGCGAACAGGATGAAATGAAACAACTCCACTAGGATCTAATCTAAATGTATTTGAATAAAATTCATTATTGATTAAACCAGTAGTGATAGTATCTGGTTCCACTTCAATACCCATATCCTTGATAGCTTTATAATACTGATCAGTATCAAAACCATCAGGAAATGAATCAAGATCATCGTCTCCACCGGCGACCATATCAAATTTATTTAATATGTCGTCGTCTGACACACCGCATCGCATCAACGCTAATGTGTTGAGAACTATTTGTGCAAATGTATTTGCATCAATAGTCATGAACCATCCGGATTTCATTATGCCATCAACAACTTGTTTGAACCTGCGTCCATCCGAAG